AACTGGATCAGCTACGGCGGGCTGAGTCCACGTTGCGGCGTTGTAGTGAAGGAAATCCCGAGGATTTAGTCACGCCAATGATCCATCAAGGAGAAGTCAAGAAAGAAGCGAGACTTAGGTTATTAAACCAATTCAAAGGAATTGTCCTTCCAACTGGGTTCGCTTGGCTCGACAAAGCGGAAATCGAACAAGAAGCTAAAGTTGGACCTTTCTCCATCATGCTTCCGTTTGATGAAAGGAAAGATGACTTATTGAAGTATTTCGCTCCTCACCCAGTATCCATTCACAAGGGAGCAGATGACTATGCCTTATTTAATCTTGCACTCCTTGTGAGGACCACTCTTGCGTGTGATTCCATCTACTCTGCTTGGGAAAGCATGCCGCCTGGGAACTTCGGTCTTCCGTGGTTAACTAAAGATAGAGAGTTAGCTACACAAGTACTAGAAAGTGCACTGAAGCTAGAGGAATCTAGCTATGACAGTGAAGAAATCAAACCCTGCGCACCGTATTGGCGAGGGTTCCCGAAGGATGCTGATACAACAAAACAACGTTGGGTGTGGGGTTATCCTCATGACTACACTGTTTTGGAATTGTCAGTTCAGTCTCCATTACTCTATGCGCTAAGAGGCTTGCCAAGTTTCTGTGCATGGAATATCAGAGATGATGTAAGTAGGGAGATTACGAACATCTTTCGTACGGTGAAGCATAACATCATATCATTAGACTTTGCTGGTTTCGATGCAAGTGTACCACAAGTGCTAATTGATAAAGTGTTTGACGTTATCGTAGGTTGGTTTCGACCACAGGATAGGCAGCGGATCTACTTCATTCGCGATGTATTCACCCAGATCGGGATGCTGACCCCTGAAGGCATCTACGAACAACGGGATGGTGGCGTGCCCAGTGGCTCGGGTGTCACTAACTTAATGGACAGCTTAATTCAGCTGTACATTGGACATTATTGTGCGTTCTTAATGAATACACGAGTGTTACACCACTTAGTTCAAGGAGACGATGGCGTATTGGTCTTCGAGAACGAAATAAATGTCGATGAATTCATCAAGATCGTTAAAGATTCGTTTA